AACTAACTGGTAAGCCCATAGGGCTCCAATGTGGTGCCCGGATGGGTTCCCGCCTTGGGGTACTGGCTCCGGGTGGTTTAGGAGAAGAAGTGTTCCAGGAATCTCTGGAAACTTGTTCTCTCCGTACGGGTCCCTTGGGATACCGTGCGGACGGGCGTGGAGGATACTAACCTCCCCGTCCTGAGGAATGATGCATGATCACGGTCTGCAATCATCCCCTCTTGATCCGTTCTGATCTCAGAAGATCGGTACGGATTGATCGGCAATAGGCCCTCTGCATTAAGCCTATTGTCTTCAGGATTCCTCTCCCCGTAAATGGGGATGGAATTTCCAGGGCCAATACTAAATGTTTTTACACTCAGTAAGGCCTCATCGCGGAATCGTTTTGGGATATATCCCACCTCGATTACGTTTGGCATGCCCTCTATTTTCTTTTCATAGAGCACGTGCACTCCCGGCATAGGGAACGGCAATCGTTCCCTTGACGGATTTGGTGACGGACCTCGGATTCTCTGAAGTCTGTCCCCATGACTCAAAGTTAACACCCTGGGGTTAGGTAGGACACGTGCCGGAATGGTACGTGCTTGCCTCAGCCCTTCGGGTGTAACGAGAGACCTCGTGTCCTCTATGATAATTTCTTCAGAGAGAACCGAGAATGGTCCAGTGTCACTTTCTAATGAAGGGACACGGATCTCTGCGTCTAGGATCAATTCTTTATATGTTCCCAGCGCTAAATACCTACTAACTTCTCTTATGGAGATGTTAGTAAAGTGAAGAATGACTTTGGTGAATGGATCTCCCATCATCATTCCTCTTAAAAGCCTTACAAAACGAGTGTGCTCGTCTAATAAGGATGGCTCTCCAATGTGGGAAAAGATTCCCTTTCCATTGAAGTGTACGATACGTGGTGAGAAGCAAGTTCTTACCACGATCTTCTGGAGCAAGGGCGGTATTCCGCACCTTGCCATCCATTTAAGCGCAATTATCTTACATACCGTATGATGCATTGCGTCTGTCGCCGTCACAAAATCTGTGCATTCGGCGAATATGTCCTCGTATACGACTTCTCGTATAAATTGGGACGTAGTTCCTGTATCGGTCTGCGACTTTTTACAGAAAGATTCATCTGTGTTCTGGTAGAACTCATTGAATAGATTCCATCCATGGGCATCCTTGCCCATTCCGGATTTGCTTGTATCAACCTTCGATAGAGGGTAAGATACAATCTTGTTGACTACGTCTAAAACTAGTTTTAGACATATCATACCTTTCGTAACAGTCCGGGCTTTGCCTGGTTCTTTTACGACCGTGACGTATACCTGGGATATTTCCTCAGGCGACGTCGAGAGTACTTCTTCTAGAGATCTCCAGAAAATGTACTCCCCTGCTTCGGATTTCTCGAGCGTTATAAACCGCTCGAAAGCTCCTGTATAAAGGCTTATCACTCTAGCGGGATAGCCGTTATTCGCTTCCGCCATCAATTCTCCGATGGCTTGTAGCGATCCTCCTTCTTGCCGGGTTTTCTCCCAGCATGCAGAAGAGTTTATGGTTATACGTGCCTTAGTACTAAGGCCCGTAAAAACGTGGTCTGGAACTTTCTTCATTGCGAGTTCCATGCCAACAGCAACCAACCGTGACGCTTCTGGCGTTAACGGTTTCGGTTCAGACGAGATCAAAGCTAAGAACTTTGCTTTCGACTGATAGACAATCAGGGGTGGAGGTGTCCCCATCCCTCTTGTCTGGGAGAGTATGGATCGAATAGATGTCGCCCATACGTCTCCTTTTACTTCTAATGCCCTTCGGAAGACGGGCACGAAGGCTCTAAGCCAATGAGGAACAGAATCCTCATAGTCCTTAGTAAATATATGTTCCTCTCTGTTAGAAAGGGCATATAATTTAAAGTCTTTCCTTACTTTTTTAAGTTCGGAATATCTTGTCGTTACGGAGAGAACCTCTTTCTTTAGGTTCCCGTCGTAAAACTCATCATCCAGCAGGACGTTGAGATACCTGAGCACGAAAATATCAAATTTCTGCCAGGTCCATTCCTCGTTTGGGTACGCCAAGTACCTTTGGAGGAAGATTCCTTGGACTGTCTTTAGACACTCCAGGAACCGTACCGATCTTGATCTCATGCTTCGCTTGAGATCGTCGGCGTAAATCTTCTTCACTGTCTCGGGATTCCAAGACGGGTGAGGTTTTCCTTCAAAGAAGAATGAAATCTTCTTTTGAAATCTCTTTGCCCAGGATATGGTCTTCGCCTTATCCTCCGGCTTGCCCAATGGGCTTTTGCCTGCGTCAGGGAGTATTCCCCCTTTCGCAAGCTCTACAAGCTTCCTACCCCAGTAGGTTCGCTCGTAAAGAAACCTTAATTTGGTTTCTAGGTCGGATATGTCCGGAAAGGACACCTTCCTACCTTTTCCTCCTGTCCATCCTGGTATCAGTCTGGAAGGGATCTTATCTTGCATGCGGAGTTTATTCCCATGCCAGACATGCAGGTGAAGACCCGAGATATATTTCCCGGGCGACCTGCCTTCTTCACAATTCACAGCATCGCGCATTGTGGAGAGTGAGTAACCTTGGAGAATTTTCCAAGGGTCCTCATATTCTATGGAATAAGGGTCCTTTCTAGAACCTCTTACTTCGTCTAACAAGTCGGGATGATAGTCCTCGTCTTGTTCTGTAGGAAAGTCAAGAACTCCGTTCTTGTCTGCCCTAATGTAGGTACCGTCTTTTATTTTCTTGACTGTCCTACCGTCGGAGTGCCTCACTAAAGTGAAGCCTCCCTCCATCATGGCCGCAGCCTGGCTTTCTGCCAGGCTGTTGCCTGCGTGATAAACAGATAACACATCGGGTACCTGTTTTATCGATAAGTGCTTGTGCCCGCAGAGGTATCTGCGGTCATAGCTTTCATATGCCAGCCTGATTACATCAGGACTAGATATGCCGT